CCTGTTGGTGCACAGCCTCGTGTCAACACTTGACCCTCTAGGAGTACTTCTACTCCTTTTAGTCCTAAGTGGCGTTCTCATGTGTCCCTCTTCGGGATTACATCCGATCGTTATATAGTACTACGTTTCACATATGTTCACACCACGCATCGATCGTGTCCTGGGTCAGAGTGTCGAGTTCGTCTTACATAAGACGGCTTGGCAGTCTTTCTCCGGACCCTTACCTGCGTATACCGACATCTGGGTTCGCCAGCCCATCCTTACTCCTAGCTATGATGCTAGTTATGAGGTGCTGGTCGATTCAGTTGACGGTTCTCGACGGACGTGGAACCCAGTGTCGCACTATGTGCGTCGCTGTGAAGTTCTACTATCCGTGCCTTGCCTGTTTAGATCCGGTAGTGCCATCTATGATGATCACTTCGGAAATAGCGGGTTTTGGCGTTGGCAGGGTCACAACCCAGCGGTTGCCCTGTATCGAGGTGTAACATTCGGGACTCTGGATAATCCATCTTTGGATCTATTCCAGCTGTACCAGGTCGTAGAGGATGACTTCGTTGTCACTCCTCCGCCAAACCTGGATTCCTTGTTAGAAGGTGCGATGAAGCACCTCCTACCGGGACTGAAAGACGAACTGTCCCTTGTAAACTCAATAATTGAGCTCAAGGACTTCAAGTCCGTTTCTCATACAGCAGCAAAGCTGTCTCTCGCCTTGGACAACAAATTAGCCTATATCAAGTTATTACTTGGTAAGGCTCCTTTGAAAGCTAAGAAGAAGACGTTTGCTGACTTGTCTCGTATCGCGGCTGATTTGAACCTGCAAAACAGTTTCAATCTCATGCCCTTGCTTAGCGATATCAACGGTCTTCTGACCGCCTTTCGCACCTATCAAGCGCAACTTATGCGCCTTTTGAAGCAATCCGAGCAGATGAAGAAGAGGCATCATACCATGATGCTACCCTTCCCAGATGATGAACGCGAAGAAATTAGTCCTGTTTACACCGCCAGCGTCTCTGACGCTGGTGATGTGCAGAACCAAGTTCGACGCAACACCGTTTGGAAGTCCGCTAAGTTCCATGTTGAGCTTCAGTATACTTATCAGTATACTGAAGCGCAGAGACAGCATGCTGTCCTGTTTGCACTCCTCGACAAGCTGGGGGTTAATTTTAACCCGGCCATTATCTGGAATGCGATTCGTTGGACGTTCGTAATTGATTGGGTTTTTGGCGTAAGCCATTTCCTCGAACAATTCAAACGTGCCAACCTGGAACCGGAGATAGTGATACATAAAGCTCTCTGGTCTATTAAGTATGAGAGGCAGCTAAGCATGAGCTTAGACTCTCAAGATCAGATAGCAATACCGGTGTCTTCGGTCACGGAGACGGCATATCGCCGTACTCCATTTACGATGACACCTCACTTGATAACATCAAGCGGACTTTCTCCTAAGGAGTTTGTTCTGGGCGGGAGCCTTCTCATTACGAGAAGACCACGTCATTATCGGAGGTAGTTCCTCCAATAACATAGAAGAATGCTAAGTAATACACTTAACAACAATGAAGTCAAGAATGCGGCCGGTACCGAGGTAGAATTTTCCTCGTTATCGGTCGACCAGCGCCGCCGGGTCTTTGCTCAAGTGAGCGAAAACCCTTCACTGCCTCACCGCATCACCATTTCTCACGAAGAGAATGGTGTTGGTGTGAAGCGCCGTCGTCGTTCTGTCGTCCGGATTGATAAAACTATCATTTCCCAGGTCGACAGCGTGACGCCGGTTGTCATTACGAGCTACGATGTGGCCGACATTCCAGTCGGTCATCTAACAGCTCTTAATGAAGTGGCCAATGTCCTCGCTGAACTCCAATCATTCGTGTCTGCTACTGGAGCAGCATCGGTGATTCTGTTCGACGGAACTGGTAATGGCGCTAGTGCTCTAATCAATGGTTCGCTGTGAAGCGAATTCTCTTGACGGGCTCCTTGATAGTCACCACCTTTTTGGTGGTGGTGACTATTCTTACTGCCGGATGCGCCACTGGAAGAAATTCCAATGACACGTCCCTCGAAGCAATCATAAACCCTCAATCTCCCGAAGTCTTATCCGTAAGGATAGGTAACTTCTGGAGGTTTTCTACACCGCGAAGTCCCCTCAGCACCAATGCTGCAGGGACCCAGTCGGCTTCTACTCTTCCTCTTCAGGAATAGCAGAGGTTCCGCTAAATTCGCCGGTGTATCTTGTCCCAAGGTTAAAACTGAGCCGGCCATCTGTCACTAATACTCCCTTCCGAAAGGAAGCAGAGTTAATTGTGATGGATTCAAGCCAAGCTCGGTCGATAACCCTAGGTTTAAGTGGGTCCTGATTGTGAGCGACTGGCCCTTCTTCAGTGACAACTGTAAACACCGTCAACCAAACCTTTGGTTTGCGGCGAGTATTGTTGTTGCTGGGAAGGGCTGGTTTCTTCTTTGGAATCTTAACAGGTTTCATTGTAGTAGTAGGAACGATCGGAATCGTGTAGGTGTATGCATTCTCTTGCAGTTACCACCATAATAGTATGGAGTACAATAAGAGACAAGAAGAGTATAAACTCATCGCTGCACTCCTGCACGACATTCACATGTCGAACGCAGTAGTGTTTAACACTAAATCCCTTCGTAATACCCTTAAACAGGTAGAAGAAAGGATTCGGTTCGAAGGTATCAGTTTTCTCACGAAAACTTTACCTAAGTTAGGCAAAGCTCTTGACAAAGCTTTGACCTTGCAACTCAAACTGAACGCTACTTCTCTGATGACTGCCAAGTCATTTGAAGAGGGTAGTGAACTCCCCATCTTTATGGAAGAGTTCTTCAGTCTTGTATTCGATAAATCCGGCGTGGTTCTAAATGAGCCATGCGTTCGTAGTGTTATTGTATTGCGGCAAGTCCTCTACTTATTCTATAAGTATGAGTTGCCGTATACCGTAGACCAAGAACGCGAAGTCGTCCTCAAGTTTGTCAAAACTGAGGCCGACTTAGCCATTAGTGACGCACAGATTAACCGAATGGTTGATGCTGTGGAGTATAACATCCGTAACAGTATTCCATATCCTAGTGCCAATAAAGTGACGCAGATCCAGTTCCAAGCTACAGCCTGCACAAATAATGTGCGTGACTATAGTTGGACTGGTCTCGTCCCGATAACGGACTTGGACTGGACTATTGCTGTAAACGCCCCGCTCGACGGGACCGTAATACCTTTTGTCGAAAACGACATTGAGTGTTATGGACCTGATCGTTATTGCGTGCCGTTTAACGACTATAAAACACATGAGTTTTCATGTGTCTTAGGGTCACGAATCCTTCGTCGTGCCCGCCTGTTGCTCGCAAGAGCTTTAGGTGGTCTGGACGTAAAGGACATCGCTCCTAAACATGGTCCAGGATCTGTTGCAACAAAGCAACTACCCTGGGAAAAATACCAATGGAGCAATGTGTCATACCGGCTTCGCGAACATTTCCCTCTAGATGCGTTTTTCTACGCATCCGGTGGTCATGTTTGCGATTGTATCTCGGAGGTGAATAGCCTCCCTGATAAGGATCTTCCAGCGCGAGTAATACTCGTGCCGAAAGATTCCCGCGGTCCTCGCCTCATATCCTGTGAACCAGTGGACTTCCAATGGATCCAACAGGGTATTATGCGGAAGCTAGTGCAGCGCATAGAGACGTCTTGGCAAACCAAGTTCAACGTCTTCTTTACAGATCAAGAACCGAATCGTAGAGGTGCCCAACTGGGCTCGATACGAGGAGGATATGCGACACTTGACCTCAATGAGGCAAGTGATCGTGTGTCTCTTGATCTAGTAAGAGCCCTGTTCCCTTCTCACATATTCGATGTGATAAAGGATTGCAGGACTCAGTCTACGCGGTTGCCCGACGGAAGTATCATACCACTCAGAAAGTTTGCACCAATGGGGTCAGCGTTATGCTTTCCTATATTGGCACTTACAGTCTGGGCGATACTAACTGCCGGCGCTCCCGATAAAAATACTCGTGAGAGTATTTTAGTGTATGGGGACGATGTGATTGTTCCAACGGCTCACGCCGCGAATGCAATCGAACAGCTTGAACTCTTTGGCCTAAAGGTCAACAGAGATAAGAGCTGCACCAGTGGGTTCTTTAGAGAATCATGTGGCATGGACGCGTTTTATGGCGTCGACGTCACTCCTGTGCGCTTTCGCACAGTCTGGTCATCAGTCCGTTCGCCCGACACTTATACGAGTTGGATAGCTTATGCTAATTCAATGTTCGATAAGAGATACTTCGCTACCTATGAATTAATCACAGGATGGTTATTCCGCCTTTACGGGGAAATACCATGCGACGACATGCATCTTGCATGTCCTAGCTTGCGCGAAGTTCCGTCAGACAAGCGACCCAAACAAACCCGCATTAATCCAAGTCTCCAAAAAAGAGAGTGGAAGGTGTGGGATGTCAAGTCGCGCCCCATTAAGAAGGAAATCAAAGGCTGGGAGAAGCTCCTCAGATTCTTTTCAGAATCTGGAGAATACTTCCCTCCGTCCGATGATTACCGTCCATGGAGTGTTCGTCATACCGAGCGTGCCACCTTCAACGGTGACACGAAATCTCGGTCTTCGGTCGGTTCATACACACTCCGCCGAGCCAGCATGCTGGTTCGTCGGTGGCGATGAGGCTTAGGAGTTAGCCGAAAGGCTAACTCGAGC